GCGCTGGAAAAACGGATAGGGCCGCGCGTCCCAGGTCCAGGCGGCGCATTCGGGAACGTGCACCATTCGGCCGCTGTAGACCGACGACACCGGGTTGTTCGCGACCTCGCCCCACCAGAGATATGTCGCTTCGAGATAGGCGCGCTGGATGGCGTCGTCGCGCCAGCCCCGCGAGAAGTGCGGCGTGAAGCTCTCCGACGACTTCGGATCGAAGAAGACGTTGGGCTGGTTGGTGCCCCGGTCGATGGCGGGACAGCCGAGCTCGGTGAACCAGATCGGCTTCGACTGCGGCGCCCATGCCGTCGGCGTCCCGCTCTCCACCCCACCGGGGCGGTCGTAGTGCGCGTTCGACCACCAGGCGCGCGGATCCTTGTAGCGGAACACCCATGGCTTGGCGGCGGCACCGTCCGTGATGGGGGTCCGTACCTGCGCCGAGCGATCCGCCGCGCTGGCATAGAACCAGTCGAAGCCCTCGCCGCCCGCGATGTTTCCCTGCAGGTAGGCGCGGTCGTAGATCGCGGGCCAGCCCTCGGCCGCGTCCGCATGCTCGAACCCGTCGCGCCAGTCCGACAGCGGCATGTAGTTGTCGATCCCGACGAAATCGATCTCCGGATCGGCCCAGAGCGGATCGAGGTGGAAGAACACGTCGCCGCTGCCGTCGCCTGGCTGGTGTCCGAAGTATTCCGACCAGTCGGCAGCATAGCCGAGGCTCACACCCGACCCGAGGATCGAGCGCACATCCCCTAGCAGGTCCCGATATGCCTGCACGGCCGGATAGGTGGCCGCGCCCGAGCGGATCGTCGTGAGCCCCGGCATCTCGGTGCCGATCAGGAAGGCGTCGACCCCGCCCGCCGCCGCGCAGAGATGGGCGTAGTGCAGCACCATGCGGCGCAGGCCCCAGTCGCCCGCAGGCCCAATCCACGAAACCGTCTGACCCGAGACGTTGAAGCTCGCGGGCGTGGCCGTGCCGAACAGCGCCGCGACCTGCGTGGCGGCCATGGCGGTCTTGTCCACCGTCCCTGCAAAACCCGCCGCAGGGGAACAGGTGATCCGCCCCCGCCATGGGAATACGGGCTGCCCCGTCTCGGCGGCGTTGTCGCTGTAGGGGTTTGGAAGGGTGTTGTCCGGCGGCACGTCCATCAGGATGAACGGGTAGAAGGTCACGCGCAGCCCGCGCGCCTTCATTTCCTGGATCGCCTGCACCACGGCGAAGTCGGACGGCGTGCCGCCATAGACGGGACGGTCCTCTGCATCCCGGCTGACCAGGAAGGCGCTGGCGCGACTCACTCCATTCACCGACCAGCTGGCGGGCGTGGTCGACTTGGCCGACACCTCGACGCCCGGCCGCACCTTGCAGGAGCCCGCGCGCAGATCGTCGCCGAACCACGCCACGACGAGGCTGACGCTCTCGACCGCCGGGGCCATCGCCTGCAGCCGGTCCAGCGACTCCACCATGTCGGTGGAGTCGGCCAGCGCGTTCAGGTTCTCGGGCACCGTCGTGCCGCCATCGGTCTTGCGGATCGCCTGCGTCGCGTACGTGAACTCGCCCGAGGCGGGGATCATGGTGACGGCGCGGGTCAGCCCCTCGGCGGTGTCGGGATCGGCCAGCGGGCGGAACACCTCGAAGGAGAGCTGCGGCAGGCGGTTGCCGTAGGTCGAGAGCGCCAGTTCCTCGAAGACCACATAGGCGGTGCCGCGATAGGCGGGGGTGTTGGCCGCGCCCATCTTCGCCGCGATGAACGGATCAGGGCTCTGCGTCTCGTCTCCGGGATACCAGCGCCAGGTGACGCCGGTGAGCTCCATCGGCTTGCCGTCGGCCCAGATGCGCCCGATGCCGGTGATCGGGCCTTCGCACAGCGCCACGGCGAAGCTGGCGTAGTAGAGATACTCGGTGGTCTTGACCTTGCCGCCCCCGCCGCCCTTGCCGCCGCCCTGCGTGGTGGTCTTGGTCTCCTCGCGGAAATCCGTCGCCCAGATGATGTTGCCGCCCATGCGCATGCGGCCGTAGAGCCGCGGGATCACCGCGCCCTCGGTGGCCGAGGTGATGCGCAGCGTGTCGAGCCGCGCGCCCTCGATGCGTTGCGTCGGCGCCAAAGACGAGATGATCCAGCTGTCGACGACAGAGCCGATGCTGGAGCCGATGAAGCCGCCGATGGTGGCGGCGCTCACGCCGAGGATCGCGCCGCCGATGCTGCCGCCAATGGCGGCGCCAGCGGCGCCGAGGACAAGCGTTGCCATGTCGGGGTCTCAGCGTTGCGGGAACAGGAAGGCGAAGGCGATGCGCCGCCGCCAGCTTTCGGTGAGCGGTTCCTCGATCACGCCCAGCCGCTCGTACGCGTGGAGGAAGCTGTCGGGTCCCGTCAGGATCCCGACATGCTTGGCGATGGCGCGCGGCATCATGCGAAACAGCACGAACGCGCCGGGCCCGGCCTCGGCGGACGGCACCTCGATCATCATGGCACGCGCGCCTTCCGCCAGCACCTCGCGCGGGCCCGTCTCGCCCCAGTCGCGGCTGTAGGGCGGGATCGGGAACGGCTCGGGGCCGACGACCTCGCGCCAGACGCCCCGGGCGAGTCCGAGGCAGTCGCAGCCCACGCCGCGCAGGCTGGCCTGGTCGTGATAGGGCGTGCCGAGCCAGGACCGCGCCGCCGCGATGACCCGTTCCAGGTCGGCGGGCGTCACAGCACGCCCCCGTCGTGGCCGCCGTCGTTGGTCGCGTAGCGCAGGATCGTGTCCTGGCCCGGGATGTGCGGGAAGCCGCGGAAGTTGGCGGTATTGGCGAACTTCGCTCCGCAGGTCTCGATGCGCTTGTCGCAGCCCGCTCGGATGGTGAACGCGTCGCCCTCGGCGAGCGCGCGAACCGGCGCCTCGAGCAGGGTCAGGATCGCCACGCCGTCCGTCGCGTCGTGGCCGAGCACCTCGGCTTTGCGCCCGGCATTCGCGCCGCTGGTCCATTCGACGGTGCCGAAGGTGAACCAAGCGGCCTCGAACCCGCCGAGTCCCGAGGCGGTGAAGGCCCTGTCTCGCAGCAGATCGATCACCGCGCCGGTGCCCTTGTAGGTCGGATCCTCGAGATCGACGCCACAGCGCGCGTCCCCGAGCGCAGCGTCACAAGTCGCCTGGAAGGTCCGCCCGACCGTCTGGCCAAGGACATGCGCGAGCGAGCGGACTTCGGCGACGAAGGCCAGCCGCCCACGCCGGATCTGGCCGATGGCGCCCCGGCGCAGCAGCACGCGCTGTCCGGTATCCGCCCAGTTCACCCGCCAGACCTCGACCTCGGCGTTGTCCCAGCGACCGTCGAGGATGTCGGTCTCGGTGATCCGGTCTGAGGTCAGCACACCCTCGGCATCCTGCGCGTCGACGGACAGGTCCGAGCCGGAGCGCACCTCGGACGCCGTGAGCCCGCTCTCGGGCTCGAAGTCGGTGCCGTCGAAGCTGAGCGTCCGGTCGTGATCGGTGAAGCCGAAGGTGACGCCATCGGCCCGCGTGATGCGCCAGCACCAGGCGAGTGTCGTCGTGCCCTCGTCGAGATGGGCCTGCAGAGCAGGCGAGAGGGATTTCATCGGCAGGTTCCTGTCATGCGGTCGTCGACATCGGCGATCCAGTCGGCCCAGTCCGGCGGCACAGCGGCGACCGTCTCGGCATCCGGCCGGGTGAGCCGCGCCTCGGCGTAGGAAGCACAGCCGGCGTCACCACCGCCCATCGTTGCGGCGCAGCCGCTCAGCAGGATTGCCGGCGCCGCGGCCGTCACGAACCGCGTCGCGTCCGCGCTCGACACGCTTGTTCTTGTCTTCCATGGCATCGCGTTCTGCCTCCCGTTTGCCCGCGCGCTTTGCTGCTGCGCGCCCCCAGACCCGGCCGAGGACGACACCTCCGACCGCGCCCAGAGCCGCGACTAACCAGATCAGGAACTCAGCCATCGCCCCGTTCCCCGCGCGTGGCGGCCACGCAGAGGGCGACGACGAAGACGCCCACGCTGCCGCCCACGATCATCCCTGCAAGACACTCAAGCATCGCCACGGAACCCGCGCTCGATCCGGTCGCGCAGACCGATCAGGCCCAGACCGAGGAACATCAGCCCCGCGGGCGAGGCATCGCCCGAGCCAGCGAGCAGAGCGACAAGGCGGGACAGCTCACTCAGCGGTCCGGTAGCGGGCAGCGCGAGGGCGGCAATGCCTGTGAGCATGGCGAGCAGTCCCGCCACCAGGTCATGGAGTTGGGTCGAACGTAGCGCATGGGGGATCAGGCCCTCCGGATTA